CCAGCAGGCTATAGGCTCGACCCCCAACACGCATTTCAAGACGATCAGCCTTGGCCTGGTCAACGTGCTGCCTCACGTCGGCCAGATCATGCAGTTGCTCGTCTATCGCAAGCGCGATGGCACCTTCGGCGCACGGATCAAGACCCCGGTCGGCACTTACGCGCCGGCCACGGTATCGACCACCGCGAACACCGCCGACTATTCGGCCCTGCCAACCAAGCTTGGCATCGTGCCCAGCACGTTCTGGCCCGCCAGCGGTATCGACATCCATGCCAGCCCATTCAGCCTGTTCCGCCACTGGATCGGCAACCTTTCCCGTCAGGAGATCGACCCCATCGCGCTCGCCGACGAAGACTACGCCGACATGATCGCCGTCAAGACCGCAGACCCGACGCTTTACTCGGCCGCGTGAAATGATCCCGGCGCCTTCGCTGCAACAGCTTCGGTCAGGCGCCGGGATCGCTGGCAACCGCTGAGCAGCCAGCAACCCGCGCGTCGTCACGCTTGGGTCGGTGCGATGAATAGGAGGCACATAATGGGTGGGCAACAGGGAGAATTGGCATTGAGCCTAGACTATAACGGCACATTGTATATTGTTACATCATGTTTCAACCAAGGAGAATGAAATGAGCGGTGGTGGTCCACGTCCTCCCGGTAATGGCGGCTCAAACAAGACGAGCGCAGCCAAGCCTGTGAAGCCCAAGCCGAACCAGTTGGCAGAAGGCAAGCGCAAGGGAAAACGTGCTTAACCTTGAGCCATATCTGATAGCCTTGTTAGGCTGTGGTGCGTTGTCGGCCCTGTCATGGGGTCTATGGCGCACCATCGCTATTATGCGCTGCTACATCGTGATAGCAGCCGTGTGGCTTGCTGGGTTGATTTATTGGTCGATGACAGGGGACTACACACACGCCCCGCTCAACATCATAACCGATACGCTTGCCGCCAGTATAATCATGATGCGCCCCGCTGGCAGGTTCCAGTCTGTGCTAGGCGCTACATTCATTATTCAAGTCGTTATCCATGCCGCTTTCCTCCTTCGGGTCGCACTGACAGGTAGCGCGGATGAAGTGGTATATTATGAAAACCTGACCATCTGGGCATTTATTCAATTGGGGGTAATCGGTGTCTGGAATGGCAGAATTTGGTGGGGCCGTTTTCGCCGCAATCGCGATAAGGCTGGCGTATCTCCTGACGCACAAAGCGTGGCAAGTTTGGGCAAAGCCGGATGAGCGAGAGGCGGAATGACTGGGCATCGCCGGGGACGCTGATAGGCGTGGTTGGTCTATTCGGTGCTGGAGTTTCGGCATATACTAGCCTGAGCGATCGCGCCTCGACCCTTGAGGAAAGTCGCACACAAGTTGAGCGTCGCCTGCAAAGGGTTGAGGATAAAATTGACCATCTGATTTATCAAACAGCGTCGGGGAAGGCTGACAAATGACTATTGCACAGATGATTGATAACACGATCGGCAAGGAGGGTGGCTATGTCGACAATCCTCTAGATCGAGGTGGTAAGACCATCTGGGGCATTACTGAGGCCGTTGCGCGCAGGAATGGATACACCGGTGACATGAAGTCGATGCCTCGCTCCACCGCTGTCAGCATTTACACGTCGGAATATGCTGTGAAGCCCGGTTTCGCCAAGGTCGCTGAAATCTACCCAAAAGTAGGCGAGGAACTGTTCGATACCGGCGTCAACATGGGGCCTGCGCGTCCTTCCATGTGGTTACAGGAATGGCTAAACGCTCTCAACCAAGGCGGCAAGCATTGGGCTGACATAAAGGAGGATGGCTCTATCGGCCCTGCTACCCTTGCTGCATTGAAGGCTTACAAGGCCAAGCGTGGCACAGAAGGTGAAACCCGCCTTGTCGCTGCGCTGAATGCAGATCAGGGTGTTCGATACAAGCAGATTGCCCGCAATAATCCAAGCCAAGAAGCATTTGTGTATGGTTGGCTAGGGAGGCTGCTATGAAGCCTTGGTGGATACCGGATGCACGTGGCGTCATCGGCATAGGCATATATCTGCTTGTGCTTATGGTTTTTGCCCTCATGGCGTGGAATGCTGAACTGAGGCAGGATGAATTCTTTAAGACGGTTAGCACCCTGATCGTCGGCGCTTTCATCAAGGATGTGGTTGCATGGGCCTACAGTGCCACTAAGGGCGGGGGCGAACTGGCTGAGCGCAATGCTGCGATTGTCGAGCAAAAGACGGGAGATAAGCCATGAATTTCCTTCCCTTCCTTATCGGCATCGGCAAGGACTGGTATAAGCCCGTCCTCTGGATCATCCTCGGTGCAATTCTGTGTTACTTCCCCGCATCCTGCCAAGGCAAGCGAGAGGCCACGATAGCCAACAACGCCAAGGTTGAACTAGCCGCAGAACAGGTGAAGCGAGCAGCCGCCCAAGCCGAACTAGCCGCCACACTTGCAGACATGACGCGGGTTGCAAAGACTAAGGAGGAAACGGATGAATTGCGAACGATCGTGGAGCAAGCCCCGGCTGGCAATGATGCTGGCCCCGCCACTAGCGCTTTGCTTAACCGGCTGCGGGAAAGAAACCGTTCGCGTTGAGTATGTGCCAGTGCCTGCCAAATGGCTGACGTGCGCTGCTGAGCCTGCGCCTCCTGCCGGGAATACGGATAAGGAGGTTGCGTCGTTTCTGATTGATTTGATCCAGGCTGGGCAGTCGTGCCGCAACAACGTGGCCGCGATCCGCGATTGGTCCAGCGCTCAAGTTAAACAAGGTGCCGCACCATCCAAACGATAAGCACCACAAGGATGATGAGGACCAAGGCGCGTTCAACCGACATTAGACTTCTCCTTTGTGGTTGAACGCGCTGGGTGGGCTATTTCTCCGGCGGGGCTGGCAATGGCATCCAGTGGGTTGGGGAAATCATTGCCGTGGAAATTTCCTCCCACCCCCTATCGCCACGGGTGAACCACCCTGTCGCATACCGATCCAGCCATTTGCAGTCTGGTATCCGTTTGCAAATTGGCGACCAAAGATCGATTTCCGTCCCATCCTTGGGTGCTGTTTCGATCGGTTGCCAATCCATCACTCTTACTCCTGCCAGAGATTTGCCCTCACATCAGATGCCAGCGCATCCAACAGTGCAGCAATCTCTCCCCTCGTTTCCTGCCCGACAACATGGCGACGATACGCTTCTGCACGTCGCTCGATGAAGGTTGCTATGGCGTCAGTTGTGGTCACTTGAAAACCTTCCACTTTCCAGAAACATTACGCTCAATTTTAACTGGCCCGTCCTGCGCATAAACGAGCGCGTAATGCCGTATTTCGCGCAGTGCATCGCCGCCTTCAGCCAACGCCACAGGGATGCCACCCTGAATAAGCCTAAACCGATCTCTCACTCTCAGCCTCCTTCTTGCAAGGGTAGTTTACAGCCGTCTTTGACCGACAAGCTGGGCAGTCATTGCATCCTACGTAGGCCTTGGCGATTGCCATATCCTGCGCCCTGCAACCCTCACACATAAGCCCATGATCGGCTGGCTTGCCTTCACACGCTTCCGACATGACGCAAGTGTCTTTCCCGTAGTGTTTCATGTCCGGGCTTCCGTATAAGTAGCAACCACAGCAATGGTCGCCAAAAGAGTTGTTAGTCGCATTGGATCGGTCCACCCGGTGACGCGCTGCAAGATAATCCCTGCCACCGTTACGATGAAGAACGACCCAAGGCAGGCTAGAATTGTAATGATAGCCGATCTTTTCATTTAACACTCTCCGCCATCTCCCTGTCCCGCCGCTCTCGGATGAGGCGACGGGCTTTGGCTACCAGGGCTTCATTCTCGCGGTGGAGGTAAGCCCCATGTTGGCGTTCATGCCACATTACGAATGCGCCAGCGACTGGCTTCTGCCGAAACATTCGGAGACGGCATTCCACCAGCGGTATAATATGTCGCGCATATGCTACCTACGCCAGGGATTTCATCTTCCATAGTTTCTGAAATCTTATAATCGCCATCATTGTCCGGCCCATAGTCAAGATCGACGCTCACTACACGTCCGTCACTATGGTAAGCCTCAATTGGCTTCGACCAGTCTACACCGACAACCTTCTTCCGCCGCGCCTTAGCACTAGCAGCAGAGCCTAGCTTGAGGTTCTCGTTGGAGCGGGCACGGGATGCTTTGAGGGCGTCGAGTTCAAAGGCCGTTTTCGCCCACATAGTCGCCGCCTCAGAAGCCTTTTGCCGCCAAAAATCTGCGCGTTCGTTAGCTTCATTAAGTTCTGAAACCGATACCATATCTTTCTTATTCCAAAACATGTCATCACTCCTCAAAAAATATTGCTACCAATGATAGCCGTCGCACCGCCCAGCCCGATAACCGACAGGACAAGGATGGGATCGGCGCCGTTCCTTTCAGAAAGCTGTTTGATCGTGGCTGCGCATGTGATGCAGAACAGCCCGAACATCAAAATGAAGATTAGGGTCATTCCGCACCTCCGCAAGCGGCTTCGATCAGGCGGTAATTATCGCAATAGGCCTTTTCGACGGGCCACACAGCATCAGCGTAATCATCCCAATGATCGTCATTGCCGTAGTTGCGGCCGAAAGGGCCATTCTGCGAAGGCTGGAGCAGTTCGCCCAGAACCTCGAACGCCTCCTTCGTGTCGAGCGTGGCCAGCATGTCCTTAACTTCCTGTCGCATAAATCCTCCTCACTTGATGACCGAACCATACCAAACATTATACGCATGTCAACGCTTGCAATGAAGTTTTTTATGTGCATACTGACCCCATCAACATGAGGTGAGCATGACGAGAGACGAAACCATTAAAGCGATGCTAGAGGATGGCGCAAGCTATGCGGAGATCGGCAAGCATGTCGGGCTATCCCGCCAGCGTATCGGTGCATTAGCTAAGGCGATGGGTGTTACCCGTCCGCGATCGCAAGCCCCGGACAATGCCGATAACGCCACACCTAGCGAGATGGCGGAACTAGCAGAATGCAACATGGGAATGGATTACCATATCCGTGAATATCGCAACTATCGTGACCGCCGCCGCACGTTGATGACACGGATACGAGTTCGCAGACACGCAAGGAGGAACAAGTGATGGCACATATGTGGAAGGTTGGGGATAAGGCTGTTTGCGTTGATGACGAAGACTGCCCGTATTATCCTGGATCAAGCAACCGAGTTGAGAAATCAATATATACCGTTGTTGATGTAAAGCCTATGACCGACGTTTGGGGTAGGGGCGTCACTGGACTTAAAATGGATAGAGGAAATCCAATCCATCCGGAAACAAAGGAAGAGGGGTGGAGCAATTCGGTTTGCTTCCGCCCCATCGTAAAAGCCGACGACGATTTCATTGCCCAGATGCGCGCCCTAAAGCCCAAGGTAAAGCAATGATCCGCCTTCACCCCATTCTCTGGTGGCTGACAGCCCCATATCATTTCACACGCATCATCTTGAGGAGGGAACTGTGATGGATAACCCGGAATATCATGTCGAGCAATTTGCCAAGAGGAATGGCATGTCAAAGCAGATGAGCCTTAGGGCAACTCTGCTGCGAGGATACGCAGTCCAGGGTAAGGGTATAGCAGACGCCGCAAAACTATGCGGAATAGCGAAATCGACAGCCCAACAGGTGGCGAGGAAGCTGATTATCGACTTCTCTGACTACCGGCCATATGCAGCCATGGAGAAGAAGGGTCTTGAGCGGCCGAAGCCATTTCATGGAGAGGACAACCCGGCTGAAAATCTGCCGTTGTTTGGAGGAAGCAATGGATAACCACCAGCTAACCGAACGCGAATACCGCACAAAGCAATACATCGCCAACGCCGTTAAGCGCGGCATCAATCCAACGTTCGAGATCATCGCCAAGGCCTTGGGCATGGGCGTTGAAGCTACGGGCAAGGTTGTCCGAAGCCTGGATGCAAAGGGATACATCGAGCATAAGCGGTCCCTTGAGGGATATCCCTACGTCACCGTTCGCGATGTTCCGCCTCGCATGGCTGGATCGATCGCATGTCCTCGCTGTGGCTGTCGCTCTGATGTGTGCGGCCATAGCGCTGCGATGCTGAGTAGCGGACGTGTAGGTGGCTGGCAGATGCGAGTTGTCGGATGAGTGAGGAAACTACCCTTTACTGCTCATTTTGCGGCAAGTCTCAGCACAAGGTCGAAAAACTTATATCATCCTCTACTGCATGCATATGCAACGAGTGTGTCGATCTGTGTAACGACACAATCGAATATGAGCGTACAAAGCATAAGCATAGGGAAATGGTGGCTGGAGATATTGGTGTAAGGATCACAACCAATGCGCATAGCCCAAGCCCTGCAAGCCGTAGCAGACAGGCATAAACGGCAAGACGCTGCCCTGCGTAGGAATGAGGCTATCATTCGGGATATTGAGGCGAATGCGGACACTGATGCAATAGCCCGACGCCATGGGGTTTCCACTATTTACGTATCAAGGGTGGAGGCTTGCCAGATGGATCGGCCCATGCGCGGCCATCAGAAGGTGTTTAAACGCGTCCGCAGTAACATTCCTGGCTTAAACGAACGCCAGTCAAAGCTGCTATCCTTCCTCGCCCATATCGAGGTTTCAGGCGGTGCAATGCCTAGCCGGAAATACATCATGCGAGCCACTGGCTACACGTCACGCATGATTAGTATGGCCAGCAAGGAACTGGAGGAGAAGGGGCTAATAGAGCGTGTGCTATACAATCCAAGGCTAACAAGGCTAACCGATCAGGGAAGGGTGCTAGCAAACTGTTGAAATCATTCCGCTATGTGAAATCACATAACGCACAAAAATACCCCCGGCGCGAGTGAGGAGGAACGCCGGGGGTATATCAACGTCTCACGACGGAGCGCAACTTCCTGCGCTGATTATGATATACAATTTACAGGTGGTTTAGGCAAGGTGGGTAACACCGTCTTTTTTATTTCCTAGTGTTCCATGCGGTTATGCATTCCTCTTTCGCCTTGCCCCACGCTGGGTCATGGATGAGGTCGCAGGGGTCGCATCGAACAAACCATTCATCTGTTTCTGCTCCGGTCCTGTCATCCTGCATTTTGTAAATGCTAGCTTTACCGCCACAAAATGGACACGGTTTCAACTCCTCCATATCACTTCTCCTCATACGGGTTATACGACCACTTCACGCCATGCCGCGCTGCCCATTCGTTTATCAGTTCCACCAGACCGGAAAACTGAGCGACCGTCAGTGTAGAGGATCGCAGGCCTACGGGAAACATCCCCTCCCCCTCAAGGCACGGCAGAAACTTCATCTCAACCCCTAGAGCGTGCATGAACCTGTTTTTCACGTCATCAGGGCTGAACGAAGCCATTTCCGGCACTTGCTTCTGTATGTCGCTTATCAGGCTCCAAAGAAGTGCGTTCTGTCTGTCGCGCCTAGTCTCGGCGGCTATCTTGCACACATGCCCATCGGGGGCGCTGTCCAAGAGAGACTTCGCGTGGTCGCGCTGGCGTTGGCCTGATAGGCGGATGGATACGGATTTCATTTTCTAGTTTCCCACAGATGCTCCCAATAACTGTAGTAGTCTGATCCCATGCAGCCGCACATGTAGCAATCGCAGCACATTCTAGCGGCTTCATCAATCTTCCATACATCGTTGTACCATTGCTTCAGATTGAACCGGTACAGGATAAGCATTTTCAGCTTAATCATTCCCTCTCTCCCTCTTTACCATAGCAATTTCCCTAAAAGCCGCTTCTCCTATGGTTAAATATGGGTGTGGCTTTGTGAAGCTATGTGGTTTTCTATCGAATGGAGCATTGCAATGCGTGCTATGTGCATCCAAGGCACTCATTTCGCATCTCCCGCAATGGTCGCAAAGCATCATAGGATAAGTCATTAGAATGCCTTCCCACCAGCAGCCTTACGGTTGGCGATCTTATGATCTTCCCGGTTGGCATTATAAGCGCGCTTTTCTTCGATGGCCCCACCAAGGTCGAGGTCAAGATACCCGCAAAGATCAGCAATGCGGATAACGGCGTCAGCCATCTCCACCTCAATCATCTTGCGGTGAGGCAGCTTGTCGTCCATTAAATCCTTGCGATAGCCCTCCATCGCTTCCGCAATCTCTGAAACAATGAGCATCATCATTTCAGGAACATTGCGATCAAGGCGCTCGCCAGTCTTTATGTCTGTATACCAGCCAGCCTCAACATTGCCCGCGTATACCTCGCGGCTGAATGCGGTCAACGTGTTACGATAATCATAAGTCATTAGATTTCTCCTCGTTCTTTCCTGACCTGAGCAATTTCCCTGCTCTTGGGTGATGCGCGGGCGAACTCGTCTGCTAGCGCGATAGCATCCATATTGTTCGCGGCGTAAAAACTGCGCTCGCCTTTCTGGTGAAGCGTCTGATGGCATGACTTGCACAATGGCAGCGCATAGAAATCTGATGGCTTGCGACCTGTGGCCCCGTCCGTACCAATCCTGATATGCGAAACCTCGATACACACATCGCTGTCGCAGGCTGCGCAGGCGAACCCACGCAGCCATGAACAATGCGCTTGAGACTTCCACCGATCGGTTCGGTTCTGCTTTTTAGGAAGTCGGCGCGGTAGCATTAGTAAATGCCAGTTGCAGAAAGAAACGGGATCGAGTCATCCAGGTCATCATCAAACGACGATCGGCTGCTTGCCCGTCCACGCTGGTCATCGAACCCGCTGCCCTGCATGGAGCCGCCCCCGCGAGACTGGTTGCCTCCCTGCTGCTTAGGCCCGTCCAGCATCACTAGCTTCGCATCGAACCCCTGCAAGACTATCTCAGTCGAGTATCGATCATTTCCGTTCTGGTCGGTCCATTTACGCGTCTGCATCTTGCCGGATACGAACAGCTTCGATCCCTTGGAAATGTAGCGTTCGATCACACCGACAAGGCCATCAGAGAAAACGACAACGCTGACCCATTCCGTTTTTTCCTGCCGCTCGCCATTGCGATCCTTCCACTTCTCACTGACAGCAAGACGAAGGTTGGCGATCTTTCCGCCGTTCTGGGTCGAGCGGATTTCAGGGTCTGCGCCCACGTTTCCGATAAAGTTACAAACATTCAACATATTCAACCCTTCCGATAAATTTCAGTCAATGCGGCAATGTCGGCATCCACTTCCTCAAGGAATGCGATAACAGCCGCTTCCATTTCGCTGATAGCATCTTCGTCACGGTCCAGCCGCTTGACGAAAAGCTGCATATCCTCTGGCATACGAGGATCGTACGAAACATAGTCGCAAAACGCAGACCCAGTGCAAGCCATCTGCCACATCATTTGAGTGACATATTTTCCGGGGATAGTCTGCGTTTTCAGCGTGTCGATATGCGTTGCCGTGTTCGGGCATTTGATTTCGACCATGCCGGAAATAGCGGCGTCATCCAGGATCAGGCCATCAGGTGAAGCGCCTGCCATGTCGATATGCGGATGAACGATAAATCCAACCTCGGTGACATTCACGTCCTGATAGAAGCAATAAGCATCACGCGCTGCTGCCTCTTGGTCGATGCCCCACTGCATCGCGCTGTTAGCATATCCCTCCTCTCGCTTACCAGTGAGGCGTTCAGCGACAAGCTGGGCGCGGTAGTTTGCTCGCGATGCCCCCCAACCCGTCTTAGTCTTTGCGATCACATCGGCAACCCTGCTGGCAGTCACCTTGCCAAGCCGTGCGCTGAACCAGTCGTCGGACCTCTGTTCCATTATTTCTGAGCCTTCTTATTCAGGGCGCTTACCGCCTTGTTATAATCTGCCGCCAGAATGTCGGGGACGCTTTCGGCCTTCATGTATTTAAGGAAGCGCTCCGCATCCGATCCCGTGCTTTCGATCAAGGCTCGGATTTCGTCCGCCTGCTTACCGCTGATAGGCGTAGAACGGTTCACAGGCAGTTCGCCAGTGTCGTGGTGGTCGATATCGTCCTTCTCACCAGTGGCAATCTGGAACGTTGCCCGCAGGAATTGCTTGAGGGCATATGACTGCCCAGCGCCGAACGCCTGACTACCCATCTTGGCCGGAACCATGATAGACCGACGAAGCGGACCACGGCTTTCGCCACCAGCTTCAAGGGTGAAGGCAAAGCGCATGCGCAGGGACTTATTGTTATTGCCTGCGTCGATGACTTCAAAATCCTCCTCATCCTGGAGGACAACAAGGCCATGCTTGGCGCACAGCGGGCGCGTCAGGTCGAGGAAGTCGTCAATGCTGGCGAAGTTGTATCCGCCATGCTGATTCTTATCCTCCTTTGCCAGCCGTTTGATATCGCTCATCACGGCTGCGATTGCCTCTGTTACCTTACTCACTCAATCCTCCTCTTTCTCTATCAGCTTATAGCGCTCAATGCCAAATACGATTGCGCTCGCAATATCGTAATAGCCGGGGCGCGCCCAGCAACTTTCACGGCATAGGTGCGTACCGATATCCACAACAAGCTGCTTCCGCTGCTCATCCGTCATAAATCCTCCTATACCTGAAAGCCGCCAGTGGCGACGATGCGCTGTTCCAATTCGAGAACGGCGGTGTATTCTGAAATGTGGGCTGCCATGGCGCGCGGCATCGATCCATAATCAGGACCATCGCTGCCGTAACGCATAATGACGCTATCCCCGTAGGTGTAGCAATCAACATCACCAAGATGACAAACGAAACGGCAGTGATCGCAATCATGGTCATATCTGGGCAGGATTAGCTTGATGTGCTTCATCTCTTTTCCTCCTCATCACTATCCACACCATACCATCAAAAAAGATACCGTCAACAACAATTATACCTATTGCGGTCCATGCCAATAAGTGCATAATGCAGGCAGCAAAAGGAGGACATATGTGGTCACTTACCCCCAAGCAGGATGAACTGCTTCGCTATATCGAAAAGCGCCTTTCCGAAAGCCGTGTCGCACCGTCAATCGCTGAAATGATGGAGGCAACAAGCAATAAGTCAAAGGGCGCTATCATGGCGCAGTTGGAGGCTCTTGAGGCTCGCGGCTACATCGAGCGAGAACGCAACCTGTCTCGCGCTATACGACTCGTAAAGAAATGACCAACCCCAAGGGGCGCGCACGTTATTGGAGGTTTCTGTGAGCAAGAAAGAGGAATTGCTGGCACTGGCCGATCGCATTGAGAGGTTGAGCGAGCCTTGTCGCAAAGCTGATGCGGATATAGTTAAGGCGCTCTATCCAGATGCGCAGATCGGTGAATATGTCGGTTATGAGGACATAGTGTTCCACGCCAAGCCATTGGTTGCCGACAAGGAAATTCTGCCATTCTTCACCGCCAGCCTAGACGCTGCTATGCAGTTGGTTCCTGATGGCTGTGACTGGATGGCTGACAGCTTCGACGGGAGCAAGTCTGGATTTCGCTTTTCCGCTGGGGTTTACGCTTGTGGCGGATGGATTGATTGTGAAGCAGCATCAAGCGCCCCAATCGCCATTACGGTAGCAGCCCTACGCTCCCGTGCAGCACTGGAGGACGCATGATCTACCTAACCCCCAACATGCGAGCATATCCCCCTCTCTGCCTAGAAACGCATCGGCTAATCATGAAGGATCGGCTGATAGCCAAGATGGTCGAGACGGCGAAGAAGCAGAGGGCTAGCCAGAGGCGGCGGGCGACGATGTGCCTGCCACTTGTTGCAGTTCTAGTTTCATGTGCGCCAGTCGATAGGGGCGAGTGCCTAAAAACTGAAGTCAGGCCAATGTGGACGCAGTTCATTCTGGTAGGCAAGTCCATTATTCCCATTGTGCATCCTGCCAGCAATGTATGCGTCGAATGGGAATTCCCGGAAGGTCGGCCATCATGACGAAATACAAAGCCGTAAAGACCGATTGCCTGCACGGCCACACCCATGACAGTAAGCTCGAAGCGAAGCGCTGCAACGACCTTCACGTCATGGAGATTGCTGGCACGATCACCAATCTAATCCAGCAGCCTGAATACCGCTGCGAGGTGAACGGAAAGCATATCTGCACATACCGCGCTGACTTCTTGTATTGCGTTCAGGGCCTGCTTGTCACGGAAGACGTTAAGGGAATTTCAACCCCCGTCTTCAACCTGAAACGCAAGCTGGTGGAAGCGCTGTATCCTGATATTCTGATATCGATCTATCCGCCTGTTAAGCGCAAGGCGCGCAAGGCTAAGGCGAAATCGTAACACTGTTTGAGGAGAATGAGTGATGACGTGCTTCACATTGAAATTAGAAGCTGGGGCGGGAACCAGCATAACCGAGGCGAGCGAGGAGGCTCAATCTATAGCTGACAAGCTTGGAGTTATCGTCTCATTCGACTTCAACGGAGTGGATTGTAACGCTGTCCCTAACGGCAACGCTCATATGTTGGCTGAGCGACAGCAGCATGAGCAGGCGAGGTCGCTGACTTTTCCGGGTGATTGGAAAAGGGCTTTTTCTTCATGACCATCCACGACAGCTTCCTATCCATTCTATCCCACACCGTAGCCAACGCAGAACCCGCCAGTGAGCAGGAGGAGTTAATCCGCATCATGGAGGATAACAAACTGCTATCCAGGGATGAGGCAGACGCACTGATAGAGCATTATCGAAAGCTGAGAGAGAAGGAGGATTGAGATGGAATACATGGAGCAACAGGCGCAGATGCAGTTAGATGGCGCGATTGCTGATTATGCCAACAAGGAGTCTGTCTTAATGGCTGAATTGGCAGAAGCATTGGCATGGTATGGTGAGCAGGCAAGGCTAGCGCGGCTGATCCATAGCGAAGGAGATGCTGGACGCCATGCTCTGCAAGATGACGGCGGGAAGCGCGCCCGCGCCATTCTCGACCGCCTATCAGCGCTTGCGTGAGGATCAGGGATAGGCTAACCATGTTGGGCGGCGAGTGTTTTTACCGATCCACTCAAGCCGCCCACAATCGCAATAGAGGTGCGACATATGAGCGAAGTAATACACAATAAGCCTGTGCGCAAGGTTCTTTCCTTGAAGCTGCAACCTGATAAGCAGGCAATCCACGGTAAGACCCCCAAGAAATATCTTCATGGCGATATCAGCCATTTCATGGTCTGGTGCCCGGATGGGGAAATGCCTAAGCGGGTATACAAGCCCGGAGAAAAGAACCTAGCTATCACTCACGCCAAGCGACTGGCGGCGGAAACTGGTAGCCGGTTCTATGTCATGCGGACGTGGCGCGGTTATGATCCTGAGGATCAGGCCGATGCGTAAGGATGATAACTCGCTCGAGGCACGACTTTGTAAACCTATTTCGCAATTTCGCAAAGAGGTGAAGGCGAAGCGCGATTACCGCGAGACTACCCAGCACGCTACCCATCAGGCTTGGCGCACCATCGCACGGAACGGTAAGGGCGAGTATCTGTCTTGGGCTGACCGTTGCGTTCTCGTCTGCCTCGTAAACAAGTGGCTCTATGCCGCAGGTCGGACTGGCTTCATCGAGCCTGATCACGTGGCGATGGAAAAGGAGTTGAGCCTTTCCGATAGCAGCATCACCCGCGCAGTCCGCAAGCTGAAAGCGCTTGGTATCCTGGTGCATATCGATGGCGGTCGTGGTCGTGGCCGTAAGGCGCATTACGGCGTCGATCTAATCGCCATGCATCAAGTTCTGTGGCCGGAATTTTCGTTGGTCACTGATGAGCAGGCGGTGTCTTTGTGTGGAGAAATTAAACCCGTCACATACGTGCGCGACTATCAAAGAACAAAAGACATGCTTAGTCGAAAGGTTGCTCGAATGGGGGCAATGTCGCGCAAGATCGGAGGTTTTTGGCTTGGCAAGGGGGTGGACGAGGATAGGGTGTGCAAAATCCTGACCGCGATGCTTGCCGCTGGGCGTTCGACGTTCCGCAACATTCCGTCAGGCGCCGACTGGAAAGCCAAATTCGGACGCTTGCCAAAAGCTGGACGGTCTGAGAGGTTGAGGGATGCCCACACCACGGCACGCCATGCCGAGCCTTCGCAGTGGATTATCGCCCGTCTGGCAGGAATTAACCCGTTCAAGGAGCAGTTGGCATGAAAATCGGGAAGAAGATCAACCGGAAAGAGGCGCGCAGGATGGTTGAATTTGCGCTGAATTTTTCGACTGAATACAATCGTCAAAACCCAATCAGGACGGCTGATGTCCACCCAAAGGAGTGTGATTGCATGCGGTGCTTTGCAGATTTTTGCGAGGCAGTCGCTGCTAAGGGAATTGGATTGGATCGGTAACAAGCCGAATTGCGCTGGGAGTGAGTTGATATGGGTGACAGTTTGGACGATATGATCGCGCTAACCAGATTGCGCCGAGAGGAGGAAAAGGCTCGCAAGCAGGAGCGACTTGCCAGCGCCAACACGGAGGGATGGCACTCTCTTAGCGCAAACCATTTCCGGCGAAAATTGGTGGGTGGTGGTTACATTGATTGGTGGCCGAGCACTAACAAATTTGCGATGCTTGGGATGGGGACGCCTGCTCATAGGGCGAGATACAGGCACGGCGACCCAAACGAATTTGTCGCACGCAAGGGTAAGGTTTGGCTGTAACTAGAGGAGATTGAGATGAGGAATTACAGCGAGGAAGAATGGAAACTGATTTACGCCGCGTGGTGCGTCCGGCATGGAGATGTGCCTTATGAAACTGCAATAAAGCTTGCGGATGAGTGTTGGGGTTTTCACCCATACGAAGACCCTGAATTTATGGCCGAAGGTGACTTGGCTGCTTGAGTGGAGCACTAAATGACTAATATCAAGATCACCCAAGAGGCGAGAGATGCGGCGGCATCAATCTCTGAGTGGCAAGCCAGCACCGGATGGAGGCAGTGCTTCTTTGTGTCGGAATTTGCTGGAAAGGCGAGGGATGGAGTTTGCGATGACCACCCGCTTGTTGAGATGATGCAGGCATTGATTAACCAGACGGTAGAGCGGTGTGCGGAAATGGCGGAAGAACGCGGGCGATATTTTGTGGCAGACCACATGGCCGATGTACGTTGTTTCGTAAAATTCTCGGCCAAGGAAGCAGCAGCTGCCATCCGCACCATAAAAGACAACTAGGAGGATATAATGAGTGAGATGGTTGAGCGTAGGGACGGAACATGCTTCCCTATTCCAGATGGCATGAATGGTTATGGGCCTGATCATCCAGACTACCCTAATGCGCCTAAGGATTGGGATGAGTGTCCGTATCTATGTCGAGACGGGAAGGCATATTGGATGAACGGCTACGGCTGGCGGTGGGGAGAGGGCTGCTGGAACCAGATATCCGATTGGGATCGCGTTGCGTACACCCCGAAGATTGAGGAGTGAGTGATGGCATTTTGCGACTACCATGCCTGTGACAATTGCGGCGAGCGTAAGACATTCTATGATGCTGACATGGCCATGGAATTTGTCGATGGTAAATGGAAATACGGTTATGCGAAGGGTGGTGAGGTCTATCCGGCATTCCCCGGCTACGACATTTTTGCATTGTGCCATGAGTGTGAAAAGACGCACGAGATTGTAATTAGGAAAAGGCCATGAAGGTTCTACGGCCAGAATTTATCGGACCGATGCTCCCTGATGAAGATGAGAGATGGGCAACAATCCCAGGCTTCGAAGGTACTCATGAGGTTAGTTCATGGGGTCGCGTTAGATCGCTAGACAGGTATGTCAGGACGATATCTAGGAGCGGCACGGAAAGCTTGAGGTTTTCAAAAGGCCGGATTGTCACTCAGAGTAAATGCAATTCTCAAGGTGTGACGGTAAACCGATGGCGCTTATCTCTGCAAAAATAGGGCGTTCCGCATAATTGGCTTTCGCATAGGCTTGTGATGCATGCCTTTGTAGGGCCTTGTCCAGAAGGAATGCAGGTTGCCCATAACGATGGTAACGCGGCCAACAATCACCTGAGCAATTTGCGATATGCAACAGCGTGGGAAAATGCTCAGGATAAATTACAGCATGGCGTTATGGCTAGGGGTGAGAGCCACGGCCATTCAAAAATAACTGAGGATGACGCCCTATATATTCGATCGCAATACGGGAAGAAGCCTCTCAAGGTTCTTTCTGAAATGTTTGGCATAGGTGAGAGCGCTATATCCAGTATACAGCGCGGTTGTTCATGGAGGCACTTAAATGAAAGAGTTGAGGCCGGTCCAGCGTAAAGCTATTGATATGCTTAGAGAAAGCATGAGATCAGGAAAGCGCAGGCCCATATTGCGTGCTGCCACTGGCTTTGGGAAAACTTTGGTTGCTGCCAATATAATTTCTAACGCAAGAGCAAAGGGAAAGAGGGTTCTTTTTGTTTGCGATGCTATTGAACTGATAGACCAGACAGTTGAAGCCTTCTATGGGGAAGGCTTGGATGACATAGGCGTCATTCAGGCCCAGCATCCTCTTACAAATTGGTCTGCCCCCCTGCAAATCGCATCGGTACAGACATTGGCTCGCAGAAAGCCGCCTGATTTTGATCTTTGCATAATTGATGAGTGTCATGCGCAGTGGGCCGCAGCCATGAAGCTTATGGATGAAAACCCGTCAAAGCCATTCATAGGCCTGTCCGCCACCCCATGGGCTAAGGGGATGGGGAATTATTATGATGACATGATTATACCCGCCACAATCGCTGAACTGACTGAAATGGGATACATAGCCAAGCTACAGGCCTACGCGCCCTCACACCCTGACTTGGATGGCGTAAAAATCAAGGCGGGGGATTACGACGAAACGCAACTATCCAAGGTCATGCAGGGCGAAAAGTTGATTGCTGACGTAGTGGGGACGTGGAAGGAATTGGGAAGAGAGCGTCCCACCCTGTGCTTCTGTGTTGACCGCGCTCACGCCAGAGCCATGCAGGAGCGGTTTCAGACGGAATGGATTGGTTGCGGGTATATCGATGGCGATATGGACCGTGCAGAGCGCAAGGAGGTTCGACGCCAGCTAGACGCTGGGGAGATCAAGATTGTAGTGTCAGTCGGCACGATGATTAAGGGCATTGATTGGAAGTTCGGCACCATCATCGACGCCCAGCCTACGCGCTCGCATATGCGCCATGTCCAGAAGCTAGGTCGCCTTCGCCCGTTCGCTGAATGGGATAACACCGGCATCGTTCTGGATCACAGCGACAACATCCTTCGCCTTGGCCTACCGATAGACATCCATCGCGACACGCTATGCACCAAGAAGAAAGGCGAGAAGTCAGACGGTAAGGGTGAGGCCGAAAACCGTGGAGGCGAGCCAGCCACATGCAAGAAATGCACGGCACTGATAAAGCCGGGGGATAAGTCCTGCTATGTGTGCGGATTTGAGAGGAAGCCGCAGGGCGCTGATATCGAGGAGGGCGCAGGCAGTCTATCGCTTGTCGGTGGTGATACGTCTGGGCCAAGGAAGAGGCAGACCAGTGAGGCGGACAAGCGTCAATTCTATGCTGAGTTGAAGGGCTGGGGAGAGGCAGCAGGGAAGACGGAAAATCAGGTCGCCGGTAAATTTTTCTCGAAATACAATTCCTGGCCGGATCGCAGCGTTTCCGTGATGCCGCAAAAGCCTAGCGATGAGACTTTGCGATGGATCAGGGCGAGCAATATCCGCTGGGCAAAGGGTAAAGGAAAAAAGATAGCGTAGGTGTTGATATGCTGCGCAATAAGTGCGAACGTTCGTTATCAGATGAGGAGTGAGTGAGATGAGTGAATTTAAGGGAACGCCGGGACCGTGGAATGTTGATCCTCGTTACCCCGGTGACGTTCAGGCCAATGGCCAAGAACTTTGCTCCATGATTGGTTCCATGGACATCGGGCAGCAATGGAATATCGAAGGCAACAGCGACATCACCTATGATGAGAAGAACGCCAACGCCCGCCTGATCGCCGCCGCTCCAGAACTGCTGGAGGCGCTGGAAGAGGCTCATCGCGCTCTCATGCATTACGAATGGTATGCAAATCCGAAATCTGGGTGGGCTTCTACGGATAATTTGACCGTTCGTGGCATGGTAGACGCCGCCATCGCTAAGGCCCTTGGTGAATGACGACATCTACATATTCCTCCCCGGTATCCCACCAGAGGAATATGTTTTACGCGCTAGGCTAAGGTCTGCCCGTAACATCGCGACCAAGGCATTGACGGAGAGTAATAACGATTACGCCCGCAGTATCTACACAATGATATGTGAGATAGTGGGAGATTGGATATACGCTCCGTCAACCTTGGGTGAGTTAGAGGAGTGTGTCAGCCATTGCCTGAGATTGTGGCATTGCGCTGATAAGTTGGAGCAATGGAGATAGAGATGGGCAAGAAGTACATTGTTCGTTATGGCATAGGTTATGGAGATCATTCCATGGAAATGGAATTTGACTGCTCCGAAACAGAAGAGGGTATCGAGGATGCGGCAGAGGAAGCTGTTAAGGAGCGTCTTTGGTGGTCTGTCGAAGAGGCTTGTGATGAATGACAAGCCCACCAACAGAATATATCTGCTACCTACTTCAATCCGACCGCACCAATCGTGATGCATGGAGGAAGGCGAGGGAGTTAGGCATATCGAAAGAGTGGGCTGGGTTCTGGTGGAAGAACGTGAGGAGGGTGAAATGAACGATTATGATTTGTGGGAAGCAGAACGGCAAGGTTCCCCCGTAACCCATGTCCGCGCATGGCATGAGTGGAAGCGCATGCAGATGATTGCCGCCAGGAATAAAAATGTGATCCGTGCAAATAGTGCTTTACAGCGGCACATTGTTCCTGCATAAGGGGTTCAACAGCAACGGAGCAGCGCTCCACCGGATACGGGAGAATGAAGATGCAGAAGACCCATTTGATCGCAAAGCAGCTTTACATGGCTGGCAAGTTTGATGCGGCTTGGGAAGTTGCGCAGCTTGATGAAGGCTTGCTCCCCAACGTAACTCGCGATCAGTGGGAGGATTTCATGATTAGGTGCATTAATGCCGAGTAAAGCGTTAGCCAAAAGAGCGGCTGCGATTATTGCCGCCCAGTTTGCTGACAGCAAATGGCCTTGCACATATTGCGGAAAGCCATTGTCAGAACATAAAGAGAAGTGCCTCAAATGACCCCGGAAGCCTTCAAATCAATCCGCAAGCGCGCTGGCCTAACACAAGCTGGCGTTGCCTCGTTCCTATGCCTGGAAGCTAACGGCGGTCGTTACATCAGGGCTATCGAGAGTGGGGAGCGTAATGCGTCTGGCCCGGTAGCCAAGCTGATGCGCCTACTGGATGACGGGATCATATCCCCATGAACCACTATCTACGCGGTCTTTTCTACACACTAGGTTCAATATCTGCTAGGATGATAGCTAGAGTGATGGGAGTGAGGAAATGAGCGATTTCAGGAAGTTTTGCTTTGGGGCCAATGTCGCGGTTTGCTTGTTTGGCATATTCAAAGCAACAGGCACCCTGACACCTAATGCGCAGGCTAATCCCGAACTAGCGTGTATTGCGTTTATGCTGATTTTCGGTTGTTCGACAGTCGCGGTGTTTGGGGGCGGGAAATGAAGATATCACAGGAAGCAAGGGAGGCATGGATCGTATGCGAGGGGTATGAGGGGCAAACCGCTAACGCTGTGCTATCTGGCGCACATGATAACGTCCCAGAACTTCGCATTATGCAATCCCTCATCAACAGTACGCTGGAGAGGGCAGCAGGGGTGGCGGAGGAGCATTGGGGCAACTCAAGCGCTGCTGCACACAAAGTCACCGTTCGCAGTATCGCAACAGCTATCCGCCAGCTAATCGAGGAGTGAGGTAAATGGATATCATTGAACGCCTATTAGGGGGCGACGGGCAAGGATGGGCTATTGGCCACGAAACGCGCCGTGAAGCAGCGACCGAAATAACCCGCCTACGCGAAGAGAATAAGAGGATGAGGGAGGCAATATGCGTCACCCTAGCAAGATTGGAAGCGCTGGAGGACGAGGCGTCTGATGGGCTGTCAGCAGATAATGATGAACACGCGGACGGGTTTTGGCGCGGGCAGAAGTCTGTAGCGAAGTCGCTAAGATCGCACCTGCATGACATGACCAGAACCGCACTAGCAAACACAGGAGGTGAGTGATGCAGGGGAAGAAGCACGATGATGCACCTAACTGGGACGAGTTGGCATCAAGGCCTATAAACGAATTCTTCGATGCGGTTATCAGCGAGATCATGAAGCTTCGCGCTCGTGTGGCTGAACTTGAGGCGAGGAAGGGTGAGTGATGGATAACGAGATAGCAAAGATCGACAAGCTGGCTATCATCGCGGGGCTTAGTTGCGCTGCGTGGTTGGTCGTGTTGGGTATCGTTATGCTGGTTAGGACGCTGTGACGCGGAGGGTAAGTGATGAAGCGTTATTACGACGAGTTACGCACAATCAAGGCTGCTAGAATGAATGGTCGCCGTTTGGGTATTGAACCTATGCTGACAGACAGCCAGCCGATAGTCGCAAGAGAGCGTCATCTGATGAACGTTCTCGGATTGACGACTACACCCGTAGATGGTAGCTAATGGATATGCCAGCAGGACGCCCAGGCCATTATGAGTGACACCGAAAAAAACGGAACGAAAACGGATAAAACGGCTTTCGATGCCCAGAAGGGGAAAGGTCGTCCAAAGGGTGTTCCGAACAAGAATACCACGCTCCTGAAAGACGCCATCCTACAGGCTGCTACCAATGCCGGTGGCAAGGACGGGCTTGTCGGGTATCTGACTACGCAGGCGACTGACAATCCCAATGCGTTCATGCCTCTGCTTGGCAAGGTTCTCCCCATGCAGGTCACTGGTGAAGATGGTGGCGCACTGCAAATCATCGTGAATAAGCCTTGACCGAAATCCACCTTCCTCATCAGTGGTCTCCTCGCCTCTATCAAGAACCTCTTTGGCGCTACATGCATGGGGGAGGAAAGCGAGCCATCGCCATCTGGCCTCGCCGCCACGGTAAGGATGATCTGGCATTACATTATACCGCCTGCGCTTCTCATGAGCGTGTGGGCGTGTATTGGCATTTGCTCCCACAGCAGAACCAAGCCCGTAAAGCCATCTGGGACGCTATCAACCCGCATACTGGCCGCCGACGTATCGATGACGCATTCCCTCGCGAGATCAGGGAAACCACGCGAGAGCAGGATATGATGATCCGCCTCAAGTGCGGCTCGTCTTGGCAGGTTATCGGGTCCGACAATTATGACGCTCTGGTTGGCACCCCTCCTGTTGGCGTCGTATTCTCTGAGTGGGCGCTTTCCAATCCTCAGGCATGGTCACTTATCCGCCCCATTCTTGCTGAGAATGGCGGGTGGGCTATGTTCATCACAACGCCCCGTGGCCGCAATCATGCACACCGCATGTTTGAAATGGGCATGGCTAGCGATGAATGGTTCGCGGAAAGGCTGGTCGCCACCGATACCGGAGTGTTCTCTCCTGAGGTTCTGGAGAATGAGCGCCAAGAGTTGATGATGGAACGTGGCGAGGAGGATGGCGACGCTATTTTCCAGCAGGAATATATGACCAGCTTTTCCGCAGGCCTTCCTGGTGCTTATTACGCCAAGACGATCGATAGGCTTGATGCCGCTGGCCAGATTACTGACGTTCCATACAATCCGCAGAAGCAAGTGCACACCGCTTGGGATTTGGGCAGGAACGACCAGACGGCGATTTGGTTTGTTCAGCGCCACGGCACTGGCTGGGCGATCATTGACTACATGGTGAATACCAGCGTCGGCATTGATTGGTATGTGAAAGAGTTGAAAGCCAAGCCATACAACTATGGCGAACACCTACTTCCTCACGATGCTGAAAATGAGCAGCTTGTTAGCGTAACTGGCTCGATCGCTGATACAGTCAAGAGTATGGGTCTAGACAACGTGCGCATTGTTCCTCGCACAAGCAGCGTCGCGAACGATATCAACGAAGTCCGCCAGGTTCTGCCCATCTGCTATTTCGATAAGAAGAAGACTGAGAAGGGTATAGATGCATTGCGCTCGTATCGCCGCATCTGGGATGAGAAGCTAAAGGCATACAAGGATAAGCCGCTGCATGATTGGGCCTCTGACCCGGCAGATGCGTTCCGAACCTTTGCGATTGGCAAGCCGCGTGATAAAGAGGCATCAGCACCGATTAACTACCGAACAAGAGGCGTCGTTTGATGGCAACCGTTATTGATGTAAACGCCTACGGGCAGGCTGATATTGTCGATGTCGATGACAAGCCTGATTACACCGACCTCTTGACGTTCCTCCAGTCTCAGGAGCAGGGCGCGGTCAACACCTCGCTTGACGATGATCGAAAGACCGCCTTGGACTTTTACAACGGCGAGCCATACGGGAACGAGGAGGAGGGGCGCTCTCAGGTTGTCACCCGCGATGTGGCGGAAGTTATCGACTACATGACCACCTCTGTTCTGCGGACGATGGTTAGCGGCGATCGGATTGTTGAGTTCGAGGCTTGCTATTCGTCCGACAAGGATTCTGTTGAGCAGGCGAACGAAGCGGTGGCGCAGCAGTTCATGCGTATGCAGGACGGTTATCGCGTTCTCCATGATAGCTTGAAGGCCGGCCTGCTGGAAAAGACCGGTGTTGTAAAGACGGCGATCGAATATAAGCCCAAGCGTGAGACGGTGGAGGTTTTTGAACCTCAGTTGGCTATCATGCAGGAGCAGGGGATTGAGGTTGTATCTGTGGAGGAGATGCAGCCAGCCCAGGTTGATGAGATGGGCGTTCTTACCCCTGCCTTTGTGCGCGCTGTTGTTATCACGCGCATCCCTGAATTTCCAGACATGCCTATCCCCAATGAGGAGTTCCTTTGCGCCAAGGATGCTCGCTCTCTTGAGGAAAGCATTTACTACGCCCACAAGATGGAAAAGACTGTCTCCGACCTGCGCGAGATGGGTTTTGCCGTGGATGAGAACACTATCCAATATGGCGATACTACTGCCGCTTCCACGACACTGAGTGATGCTCGTGATGCTGACGGCGCTACTGGTGAAACGACATACCGGACAGGCGCAAACCGCCTATGCTGGCTTATGGAGGAATATGCGCGCTTTGACCTGAACGGCGACGGCATTAGCGAATTGCTGCTGGTCCATCGTGTCGGCACTGAAATTCTTTCGGTCAATGAAATTGAGTTTGGACTGTGCGAGGAATGGTGCCCGTTCCCTATGCAGCATCGTCGGGTGGGGCAGTCTCTTGCCGACAAGTGCATGGACATCCAGCTTGTCCGCTCTGTGCTTCTCCGGCAGTCGCTTGATAACCTCTATCTCTCGAACGCGCCTCGCACCCTTATGCATGAGAACAGCATTGGCGCTACCACGATTGACGATACGCTTTCGGTGGTTCCTGGTGGCATTGTGCGCTGGTCTGGTAATGTCGAGCCTAAGCCGCTGGTAACGCCATTTATTGCGCAGTCGTCGTTTGATGCGATGGAGTTCATGGCTGGTGAGCGTGAGAGCCGCACTGGCATTACGCGGATGAACCAGGGTTTAGACAGTGATGCTCTGTCGAAGACGGCGACGGGTCAGGCAATGATGCAGGCGGCTGGGCAGCAGATTGAGGAATATGTCGCCCGTAACTTTGCTGAGTTCATCGGGCGCGTGTTCCGCAAGAAGTATAAGCTGATGCGTGAGTTCGGTGAGCCGTTCGCTATCGTGATCGATGGGCAGGCTGTGATGGCTGATCCAAAGCAGTGGCCAGAGGACATTCGCGTCAAAGTTCGTGTCGGCCTTGGCTCCGGCCGTAAAGAGCAGCGCATCCAGAACCGCATGACGGTGTTGCAGTTGCAGCAGGCAGCGGCACAGTCGGATATTCCGATCACCAATGCCATGATCTTCAACAGCATTGACGGGCTTGTGCGTGACCTTGGCCTTGGCTCTGGCACTGACTACTGGCCTGCGCCTACACCTGAGAATGAGCCTCAGCAGAATGAAGGACCGCCGCCAGAGGTTCAGATAAAGATGGCTGAATTGCAGGCAAAGCAGCAGCAGAACGAAGCGGATAACATGCTCAAGGCCCGCCAACAGGAAGTCGATGCGGCGTTGAAACAGCAGCAGACGGAATATGACCTTGCCGCCAAGCGTGAAAAGGCTGCTCTAGACGAACAATTAGCGCGAGAAAAGGCGGCTTTCGAGGCGGATCTCGCTGAAAGGCAGTTTCAATTTGAAGCGCAGATGGCTATAAGGCAGCAAGAGTTTAACGAGGAGATGAGCCGCAAGAGTGCAGCGGCCAAGAGTGAGCAGGCAGAATTGCCGAACAAGCGTCCTGGAGGAGATTTGGACAAGTGACAACTGAGGACCGCATTGCTCGCGGCGCTCGCGCAGAACAGGCCATGGATGAATTTCTAGGCCCTGCATTTGCGTATGTTGTCGCGCAGTATCTTGAGAAGCTAGAGGCGCTTGCTAGTGAGCAGCCTTGGGAAACTGACAAGATCAGGAAGCTGGCCGCCGCTACTAAGATCGCCAAGACGGTGCAAACCCAGATTGTCGCCTATGTCATGGACGGTGATGCGGCTTACAAGGAAAAACACGCTTCCGACAAGATCGCCAACATGAACGATAGTAAGCGCAAGTGGGCCTTGATGGCTGGCGGTATGCGGTGAGGTGGGCGATTGAGGGATATGAGCGCATGATGCGTGAGGCTCGTATCCTGTCGCCGCATGAGAAGGCTGAGCGGGAGAAGCAGCTAGAGGCTGATAACCTGAATTGGCGGATTAAGAGGATGACGGCGAAGAAAGCGCCTATATGACCCCATGACCATGGCTACTATCATAACCATCATTAGCTTTTGCGCTTTCGTAGCATTTTATCGCATCCTCAAGTGTGTCAAAAGTGCCCAAGTGAGTTTGCTTCTTCGCGATATTCAATTGGACCACCCACCTCTTACCGTTTCTGGTCCTTCGTATCCCGGTATGGCCGTATCTGTTGTTTTTGTTCATGCGCCTATTTTTGGAATTCTCAGATACACTAGAAGGCCTAAGATTTTCTATCCTATTATCCGTTCTATCACCGTTAATGTGATCAATTATTTCCGGGCAAAAGCCATGGCACAAAAGAAATGCTATTCTATGAGCGGAAAAAATCTCCGATCTATGTTTTTTTGTGGCTATGAAAAGCCTTCTGTACCCATTGTTTAGATATGTGTCGCCGTATTTACCGAGGCGTCGCCTGTTGTAGTCATTCATTCTATTTTCGGAAGAAAACATGCCTCTGTCGCGCTCAATGAATGTGAACCGCCCCGTTTCAGGGTCATACGAGTATAGTCTTCGGATCAAATCTATTGGCGGGAGAGGTTTAGCAGTCATGCATAATCACTAATTATGGAATACGGTATAGTCAAGGAGAAAGAAGATGAGTGACTTGCAGCAAGCGGTTGATACCGATGCCCAGCAGTTGGACGAAGTTGATACGGAAGTCGAAGCCAATGAAGAAGATGGCTACTCCCTCGAAGACATGTACCCGGATGAACAGGGACAGGACGAAGGGGAAGAAGCCGATCTATCTGACGAGGGCGCAGAGGGAAGCGAACCTGAACCCGCCGCCGAGCCAGTAAAGGCACCTAATAGCTGGTCCAAGGAAGATGCAGCGGTATTTGCCAGCCTTCCCCCAGAAGCGCAGGCAATCGTCAATCGGCGTGAGACTGAGCGGGATAACTTCCTCAAGAAGTCTGCATTTGAAGCCAGCCAGACGCGAAATACCGTGGCCAATGAGGCTCGCGAAATCATCGTCAAGATGCATGACAATCACGCGGCGCAGTTGAAGGCGTATGCGGATATGTTCACGCCCCAAGCGCCTGATCAAAGGCTGCTTTACACGGGCGATCAAAATGATATAAATCGCTATCACCAGCAGAAGGCTGCTTACGAGGCGGGCGTTGCTCAGCAACAGGAGTTGCACCAGCGTATCCGCTATTCACAGGAGCAGGCCGAGGAAGCTAGGCGACAGTCGCAGCAAGCCGAACTTGAGTCGGATGCCCAGCGGTTGAAGGAGCAACTACCGGAGTGGTTCGAGCCATCTGGCCAGGAATTGAAGCAGCGTCTTCAAAAAGCTGGCTCGGAACTTGGCTACCCAGATGAGTTGATATCCGAAGCGAATAGCGTCGATATCCTTGCGCTCAAGAAATACGCTGATGCTTGCGACGAACGCGATATGTGGAAGTCGAAATATCAGGCGGTGATGGGCAAGAAGATGGCTGATGTCCGTTCGCACAGGAAGCCTCCGACCGTAGCGCGTCCGGGTAATGGCTCTGCCGCACAGGCTGTAGTTGATCCCGTGAAGCTTCTCTATCCGAACGATTAAGGAGCCTTTTCATGGCAACCATTGGTAATAGTTTTCTGGGTCTGATTGACCTTTACAAGCGCACTGGCAAGAACCGTGACCTTCTGCCGGTGATCGAAGCTCTCAACACCATCAACCCGCTGGGCGAAGATGCGAACTATGTGGAGGCCAATCAGGGCACTTCGCATATCTCGACCATTCGCACCGGCCTTCCCGCTGTCACGTGGGGCAAGCTGTACCAGGGTATCCCGAACAGCAAATCGACCACCGCGCAGGTTACCGACACGACTGGTTTCGTTGAAGGCCGTTCGCAGGTTGACGAGCGCCTGCTCCAGCTTTCCAAGAACCCCGGCGCTGTCCGCATGTCGGAAGCCCAGCCGTTCCTGGAAGCCATCGCGCAGGACGTTCAGACGAACTTCTTCTATGGTGATGACGCCATCACCCCAGAACGGTTCAAGGGTCTGGGCGCTCGCTACAACAGCCTGACCAACAAGAACGTTGTTTCTGCTGGCGGCTCTGGCGCTGACAACACCTCGATCTGGTTTGTCACTTGGGGCGATCAGCAGACTTCGCTGATTTACCCGGAAGGCACGGCGGCTGGTATCTCGCGCACCGATCGCGGTTCGCAGCAGGTGGCCGATGATCTGGGCAACTACTATTTTGCCAAGGTCGAAGAGTTCCGTCAGCATGTTGGCGTCACCGTTCGCGACTGGCGTTTCAACTCCCGTCTGGCGAACATCGACGTTTCGGAAGCGCTGGCTGGCAATGTCGATCTGTATAAGTTTATGACCGACACCTACTATCGCCTCCAGGGTCGTCGGAACAACAAGATCAAGAATGGTGGCATGGTTAGCATGGGCCGCACCGTGATCTACATGAACCGCACGATGCTGAACGTTCTCGACCAGCTTGCAACCAACAGGGGCGCTTCGGATAACTTTATCAGCCTGCGTCCGACTGAAATCGAGGGCCGGGAAGTGATGACTTGGCGCGGTATGCCCATCCGGGAGACCGACGCGATCATCGACAATGAAGCCCTGGTCGTTTAAGGAGACATCGGCATGATTATGGATCGCAGTGAGCTTCTGAGCGAGAAGCAGGCCATCACCGCTACGGCGGCTTCCACCAACATCATCGACCTGTCGCCGCTGGGCACGGTTTACGGGGCTTCCACCCCGCTGATCCGTGACGTTGGCAAGGGGACCGATGTTCCGCTGTTTGTCGGCGTTGTTCAGGGCTTCAATAACCTGACCTCGCTTGCCGTCGCCATCCAGACGGACGATAACGCAGCCTTTGCATCGCCCACCACGGTTGCGACGTATACTTATGCGCTGGCTGACCTTGCGGCCGGTGCCAAGTATATGCTGCCGGACACCCTGCCGGTTGGCACGAACGAGCGCTATGTGCGTTTGTATTACACCGTGACCGGCACGGCTCCGACGCTTGGTCAGATTACCGCTGGCGTTGTCATGGATCGCACCACCAATAGCGGGAAATACTACTAATGGCACAGGCTAAGTCGTATAAAGCACCGTTCCCCGTCACGACTGTTGAAGGGGAATATGTCAAGGCTGGTGACGTGATTGTCACCGCTGGCCCCAAGGGTGAAGGATGGGAAACCATCAGTCAGGCCGAAAAGGCTGGCATCGAGGCATCGCAGGATATTCCTGGCGATCCTCCGCTTGAGGGTCTTACGCTGGAAGCCTTGAAGGCTGTAGCAGTTACCGAGAATGTCAATCCTACGGGCTTGAGCAAAAAGGAACTGATCGCGGCTATCAAGGCGGCGAACGAACCTCATTTGTAGGTTCGTAAAAATGTGATATAAGACGAGCCGGGTAGCTGCTTCAACAGCGCCCGGCTCTATCAAACGCGAAGGAACCGCGCATGACTGAATATCGTGTATGCTCTATTGAGGGCTGTGGCAAGAAACGTAAGGGAAAACTTTATTGTGAATGCCACGCTAGAAAAATAAGAATTTACGGTGACCCAAATGGCGGGCGTGTTTCGCCGGGGGCGCTAGCTAAATGGCTTGAGGAAGTGGCTCAGCGCTATCAGGGCGATGATTGCCTGCCTTGGCCATTTTGGAGGAATAATAATGGCTATGGCCTTTTGGGGCATAGTGGCAAAAGTGAAGGCGCGCATAGGTATCTGCTTCGTTTAATATCCGGCAAAGACGGAGTTGGAATGGAGGCTTGTCATTCTTGCGGTAAGGGCCATGAAGGGTGCGTAAACCCAAGACATCTAAATTGGGGAACGAGCGCAGATAATAAGGGTGATAGGATCGCTCATGGAACTGCCAACAGAGGCGAGAGGAACGGAAGAACTAAACTAACTAACGATCAGGCCTTAAAAATAAGGGCGATGGCTGATCAACCTGGGAAAAGCATAAAATCTGTCGCGGATCATTTTGGGATAACCTACAATGTCGCATATTGTATTAAAAAAAGAACCAGTTTCAAATATTTGTGATATGGTGGTTAAGGGGCGGTCTGGAAGTGGCCGCCCATTCAACATGCGCCGTCTGGCCTTTGGGATCGGCAGCAAGGACTAATCCATGACGATTTCGCTTTCCTATATCGATCCCGGCACGATTGGCGACTATCAGGATTTGCAGGACTTGGTTTCTGCTTATCTCGACCGTGACGATCTTGCCCCGCAGTTGCGAAACTTCATCGCTATAGCGGAAGCGGAATTGAACCGCCGCCTTCGGGTGGTGAATATGGAAACCAAGACGATCTGGGTCATCGGTGCGGATGAGTATACTCTCCCCGATGATTTCAGGCGGATGCGTAAAATCCATATTGAGGGCAACCCGGATTTCGCGCTTACCGAGATCAGCCCTACCGCTGCGCCGAGGATTTATAGCGGCCTAGAAACTGGAATGCCGCAAGCATATTGGCTTGAAGGCCGGGTGATGACCTTGGCTCCTACGCCTGAGAAGTCATACACCTTCCGCGTAACCTATTGGCGTCGCATTCCTCCCCTGACGAATATCCAGCCGGTGAATTGGCTGCTGACCGAGCATCCCGACATTTACGTATGGGCAACGCTTCGTGAGGCTGCTGCGTATATCCGCGATCCTGAGGCGCAGGACTATGCGGATAACCGGTTTAACCTCGCCATTGAGCAGTTGAAGACGGAGAGCGCGAACGATAGCTGGTCTGGGCCTATCTCGCCCTTCACCATCAAGCAGGTGGGCCGTATCAAGTGCTAAAGCGCATCACCCTGGATGAATTTCTACCTGATCGCCCTCTGTCCCTGCTGACGGCAAAGAACGTCTATCCCATGATCGACGGCTATCGGCCTGCGAGGCAGTTTCAGGGGCTTACTCCTGCACTGGCTGGTATCCTTGGCGGTGCGGCGTTTCGTGCGTCTGACGGCTCTGCTACGTTCCTTGCTGGCGCGGCTAGTGACCTATACCGTTATTCGGGCGGTGCGTGGTCCTCGCTCATGACCGGCTTGACGGCTTTGGTGTGGCGTTTCGACCAATTCTCTGACCTCGCTATTGGCGTGAACGGTGAGCAGCCTATTCAGGTCAATTTGCTTACTGGGACGGCTTCTGACCTGACCGACGCTCCGAACGGGGATATTCTCGCCACTGTCCGCCAGCAGTTGTTTATCGCTGGCGTGGCAGATGCTCAGAACGTCGTTTATATCTCCGGCTATCTCGACCCTACTGGCTGGACTGAGGGCGTTAATCAGTCGCTTGTCGTGCCGTTTGAGAATGGCGGGCCTATCATGGGTCTGGCCGGCGGTGAAACGGGCATCATTCTCCAGCGTGGGGCAGTGCGTCGCGCAACCTATACCGGCGACACTGTGGTCTGGCAGTTTGACGAGATCAGCCGTGAGATTGGTTGCATGGCCAAGGGGTCTGTGGCCACTGCTGGCTCGACTGTGTTCTTCCTTGCTGAGCAGGGTTTCATGGCATGTGACCGCACCCAGGTTGTGCCCATCGGACGGGAAAAGATCGACCGCACATTCTTCTCCACCTACAGCCGCGAGGACATCGCTAACATCAGGTCGGCCATCGATCCAAGGGCCACGACGGTCTATTGGGCTATGCCGGGTAATCCGGGGCAGATTTGGGCCTATGATTGGTCGCTTGGCAAATGGTCTGTGATCGAACTATCCCTGTCCCTTATCTTCTCAGGCTTTACGGCGAATATCAGCATTGACGCACTGGACGCGCTCTATCCGGGGGGCATTGATAGCATTCCCCTTTCCCTTGACGATCCTCAGTTTGCTGGCGGGAACCCTCTATTCCTTGTGGCGCAGCTAGACGGGACTGTAGGGACGCTAACGGGTGACGTGATGCCGGTTGAGTTTGTGCTGAAACCGTTTGAACTAGGCGACGGATCGAGGGCGCGCATTCGTGGTGCTCGCGTGGTGTCCGATGCTATCCAAGGCACGGTGAAAGTCGATGTAAGGGCGCGTGCAGGCGATCCTCAGCACGTTGTCACCTCCGGGGCTATCCGAGATAACGGGCGGGTGCCATTGCGCGCTAACGGGCGTCATGTGGGCGTTGAGATCGATATTCCTTCTCATGAGTGGACTTATGTGCTCGCAGTTGATTTCGAGTATGAGGAATGCGGGACTAGGTGACTTGTGTCATCACATCATGTAATATGAGTTTGCAGGCTGAGCAATTGTTGAACCAACCGCTCAGCCCTAACCATATCGTGATGGAGACACGAATGACTAAAAGTAAAATATTGCCAATAGAGCTTGTGCGCAAGCTTGTTTCCTATGATACTGAAACTGGCATATTGACATGGCTACCGCGAGAAGCTGGTCTATTTAAGGATGGCAAAAAAATAAAAAAAGAGGGCCGTGCCGCGCTATGGAATGCTGCATGGGCTGGCAGGGAGGCTGGCGGCATTAGCAATCAGGGCTACAGGGTTCTCGAAATAAATGGAAAGGCGTTTTTGTGCCACAGGATATCTTGGGCGATATTCTATGGCGAATTTCCGCGTAACCAAATAGACCATATAAATGGAAATCGGAGTGATAACAGGATTTCCAATTTAAGAGAGGTTACTGCGGAAGGTAATGCCAAAAATAGAAAGGTGAGAGTAGATAGCCGTAGCGGCGTTTCCGGCGTCAGCCAACTTCCTGGAGGTCGGTGGAGGGCATCAATTGCTATAAATGGCAAAAGAACTCACTTGGGAGTTTACAGCACAGTAGAGGCGGCGTCTAAAGTCAGAGAGAAATTTAAGGATGAAAACGGATATCATAAAAACCACGGGGCTCGCTAATGTCAATCTTCCTACCGCCCACGACAACCAACCAAGCAGAGTATAACCGCAAGATCGCGCTTGCCGTGAATACCCTGCTGCGCCGCTCCCTCAGTCCATCGGATACGCCTCCACCCAATCCTCAGCCAGGTGATGCGTATTTCGACACGACGGATAATGTGGGGAAGGTGTTCGACGGAACGGTGTTCCAGCCGCTTTGGTGATCGCCATCATTCCCAATCTTCTAACCGGCTAATAGCCTTAGTGGTCATGTCGGCCCTCCCTCGCTAAGAAGTCACGAAGCACAGCGATCTCCTTTGTCTGTGCCTCAATGATGCGATTGGCCATCGCTTTCATCTCATAGTGATTTCCGTTGCGTAGCAGCCACTTAGACATATCGACGGCGGCAAGATGGTGCTTAATCATCTCCTTCGCGAACTCTTTGTCGGCGCTGTTGGACCGCTTTTTCATTTTCATTCCGAGCATCTATATTGCCACTTTCATGTTTGGCCGCATTACACACTCAAATCAGAATATCCGGTTTCCATCCGCAACCTACTAATGACATTCCCGCAACGCCTGAGCAATATGCAAAGTTGTAAAGTCACACTTCGCTACTTCGCAAGATTGATGTGGGCTAGCGCGATCGTTCGCAGGGTTGACTTTAATGTGGGGATGGTGGAAAAGAATTGGGCCGATAGGTCTGTCCACCCACCGGCCCGTTTGCGCTATGCCGAGAACATCAGCGCAAGGCCTTTATAGGCAAAACGGCGCGAATACGCAACCCGGCATGTCGTTTCGATCTAGCCGCTTTCTCGGAGAAACGATCGAGCGGGTTGGGCTAGACAGCCGGTCGGACATAATCGCTGACCATATGCGCCGAGCTTCCCAATCAACACCTGCTGGCGATCCAGGTTAAAAGCGCGATGACCCCGGTCTCTTTTCCTGCATTAGATTGCAGACTGGTTCCGGACACCTTCGCCTCCGTCGAGGCAGGGATAGCATAGCCACTATCAAATTGGCAGAACGATAAATACGCGCTCGCGGCAGACAGCGAGGCCACACGTCAGGGGGCAGACGATAAAACCGCTCAGGCTATGTAGGGTGACTGTCAAAGGTCATCTGGAAAGGGGTCTAATAGACGGCTGTGACACCGACAAGGCATAGAAGGGAACTAGCCCCTTCGTTAGGTGCCACAGTAGTCGGAACCATAAACTTGCCTGGAGTAGATCGAATGGGTGATAAAGGTAATTTGAAGCGCTACAAGAGGGATAAGCGTAGGCAGAATTTGAAAGAGGCTGACCCCACGGGCTGGCACAAGTTTACCGACTACCATTGGCGCAGGAAACTGCTTGGTTGGGATTTGGATTACTGGCCATCGACCAAGCGGTGGTGCTATCGTGGTAAATATTCCAACGGTGACGTTAATGCGTTCATCGCGTCGAAGAATGGCGGTGGTGCCAAGCAGGAGGCCAGACTAGCGCAGAGTGATCATCTGGAGGCGGCTCGCAATTACCGCCACCCCAAAGAGTGAGGGAAGGGAAATGATACGTTACAGCACATGGCCAGAGCAGAAGTCACCCGGAGGTCAGCACGTCGGATCAGGCCCATCTGGAATTAGGGGCGTACACTACCTGACCGACCCTAATGGCGACGAATACCCAACCGGCATTGAGGCATGTTGCGGGGCTGAAAGATCGCAGTTCAAGAACCGCCTAGCCGTTGAGCAGATGATAGAATGGGCCTGCGCTGCGACCCGAACACCGTTTGAATGATTGGGATTGACACCCTACGCAACCCATGCGAATATATGGAAACAGTGAGGAGTGAGGAAGATGGGCAAGAATTTTATATACACGCACGATGTGGAATGGACGCTAGAGAGAGGGGAGGAATCTATAGACGTTCTGGTGGAGTATTACATTGATGAAGTCGAATGCGCGCCGTCCGGCATGTTTGGTCCGCCAGAAAACTACGATCCTGGTTCGTCTTGGGCTTTCTGCATCAATAATGAGGCATCATCCGACGCAGGGGTAATCACCCTCACGGAACAGGAAATGGACGCTATCCATGATTGGCTTTGCGAAAACCCTACTTTTGATGATGGATACTATGATGACTAACATGATAGAGCGAGTGGCTAGGGCTATGGCTAAGCGGGAGGGGTTTGTCTGGAGCGCCTTGGGCGATGGCGGCGATACTACCAGAGCGTGGCAGCACCATGATAAGGCATATTGGATTGATCAAGCTGACACCGCAATCAATGCCATGCGCTACCCCACTGATGAAATGATTGCTGCTGGCCTTCATCCATGCGACGAGGAAGGCACCCGCATCATCTGGACTGACATGATAGACGCAGCCCTAACACCGAAGATTGAGGAGTGAGTGATATGGCTGATGTTTTGAGGATGGATCACATTAATGGCTTGCCACAACCTTTCATGGTGCGGTTCTGTGGGGACAAGGATTGGTCACACGTAATTGATATTGGCGTTGATGTGCCTATTGTTCGCATCGACGTTTACGGGTTGGTTGATCACAGACAATTCGCCGAAGTGATGGAAATAAGGGATGCATTTGGCAACCTCCATGATCCTGATGACTGGTATGCAGAAGAATGAACGTCCAATGGCTCGAATACCTCCCATACCGTGAGGCGCTTATCTCGATCCTGGATGAGCGCTTCTATGATGCCGCATGGCTCGATGCCCAGATATTGAGCGGAAATTTTAAGGTTTTCACCGGCAAGCAATCGTGTATATTGGCGGCGGTAAAGCCCTATCCTACCGGCGCGTTAGAGTGCCACGTGATGGCGGCAACCGGCGAACTGCAAGAGTTAATCTCTACAGCCATCGTCTCAGTAGAGAAATGGGCGCAGTCGTTGGGTTGTATATGCTGCGTCATCGAAAGTAGGGAAGGCTGGCAAAAAATCATGAAGTCTCAGGGCTATGAACCATACCAGATTGCGATCCGTAAGGATTTTGCGTCTGACGAAGGCGTAGGAGGCTAAAATCGGACTCTCATCGAGTAAGTCGAAATCGACTACGAAATATAACGCCCAGGCACTGCCCTACATCAACTCTGCTACCAGCGCGGTTCAGGGGGCCTACAATAACAACCTTGGAAACGTGTCAGACGTAACCAGCGCGCTCAAGTCTTCGTTCGATAACTACAACGTGACTAACCCGAACCTGACGGCCGCAAATAGCTACGTTGGCGATGTGCTTGGAGGGAAGTATCTGAACGGCAATACAGCCCTCCAAGGCGTGATTGACGACACCAACGCATCGGTAAGCGATCAGGTAAATGCGCTGTTCTCCCGTGCTGGCCAGACTGGATCGTCTCGCCAGATTGGTGAGTTGGGAAAGCAGCTTGCAAGCGCTGAAAACAACCTTCGTTACCAGAATTACAGCGACGAGCAGGACCGCATGATGCAGGCTGTAAGCGGCGCTCTTGGGCTGAACGATGCGCAGAATAGCAATCTCGCAACGCAGCTTGCGCTAGGCTCTGGCCTCACGTCGATCGGCACGGACGCAGCGAATAGCTATGCGAATGCCCTTGCTTCACTGTGGGGCAACAACACCACAACCACGAACAAGACTAGTGGAAGCATCGCTGGCGGCCTTGGTGGCCTACTGTCTGCTGCTGCTTCTGCAAAGACTGCTGGCCTATTCTCTGACGAAAGGCTGAAAACCGATATCCGCAAGGTTGGCGAGGATGCTGATGGCCTTGGAGTCTATGAGTATCGCTATATCTGGGGCGGACCTGTGCAGCGCGGCGTGATGGCGCAAGAGGTCGCTAACATTCGTCCTTGGGCGCTTGGTGCTGAAAAGGCTGGCTTCATGACCGTGCATTACGGAGCGCTATAATGGCGATGATGTTTCGAGGCCTTGGTAAGCCCACTGACCAGCTTGATATTCAGCTTGCGCAGTCTAGTAACCCGTTTGGTGCTGGTGGCCTAGTTGAGGAGCAAAGGCCGCCAGTTGACGCCCAGACTAGAAAGTTTGGAACGTGGGATGCTATTGGCATTCTTGGTGACGCGCTTTCTTCGTTTGGCGGTGGACAGGCAAGCTATCTCCCCGGCTTGGCTGCGCAGGCCCAGCAGCAGAATATCGCACGCCAGAAGTTGCAGGCTGACATCGACAAGCGCAAGGCCGACCGCGAAGACTGGCTGTTCAATCAGCAGTGGTTGCGTGACAATCCGATGCCTGTCAGCAATGACACCGTGAACGATTACAATTTCTATAAGGATTTGTTTGGCGAAGAATATGCGCGCCAAACCGTTAAGGATAGGAATGATCCGGTTGTAAGCATCCCGCTTCCTGGGGGGCAGACCTATATCGGGCCTCGCTCTGGACTGGGGGCGGCGACGAAGGGAGGTGATCGGGCATCTGTCGGTAACTCTGCGCCGCAGGGGGCTATCGACTATCTCCGAGCCAATCCATCGGCTGCTGAGCAGTTCGACGCGAAATACGGCAAGGGTGCTGCGGCATCTATTTTGGGAGGCGGTGGTAGCAATGCCACCGGAGGCTTTCCTCGATAACATCACGATGATGAGCGAGAGCGGTGGCGATCCGAATGCAGTTAGTCCGAAAGGTGCTCGCGGTTTGATGCAGGTAATGCCAGCCACGGCTCGCAATCCTGGTTTTGGTATCCGGCCATCGAACGGCACGCAGGCTGATGATGTAAGGCTTGGTCGGGAATACCGGGCCGCCATGGAAAAGCGTTATGGAGGCGATCTTGCAAAAATGTTCGCAGCTTATAATGCTGGACCGAGCAGGATCGATGATTTGATGGCTCGTTATGGCTCTAACTGGCTTGCCTATGCGCCCGCTGAGACGCGGAATTATGTTGCTAAAAACCTACGCTCTGTCAGGGGTATGTAATGCCTAACGTTTTTGATCAGTTTGATGAACCTTCGGGCACGATCCTGACCAATCCCGCGCAGGCAGGGCAGATGCAGGGGCAGGCGTTGACCAATCAGCGCACCATGGCAACCCTTCCCTACGAGGCTCCGCAGGCAGGTGCTACCCTTGCTCGCACTCAGCAGGCTGTGCAGGATCGCCCATTTGAGCGCGGCGACAAGCTACGGGCTGACTTTGATAAGAGGCAGCAGGTGCAAGATTATCGCACTTCTGCACCACTTCTAATCAGCGCCCTTAAGAGCAAGCGCGATCCTCAGGGGGATAATGCCCTTGTCTATGCCTATGCCAAGATCATGGACCCTAATTCGGTTGTCCGCGAGAGTGAGGCTGATACGGCGGTTAACACTGCTGGCATTGTTGCTGCGACGGTGGAAAAGTGGAAGAAAAACCTTGGCTTTGAAGACGCCGTAGGACTTCCTCGCGGGACCTCTGCTGGACTACTGCGCGAAATGAATACAAAGGTCGCTCAGTATGCCAAGGCTTACGGCACTGTGCGCCGCGACTTTCAGGACTTGGCCAAGAGGCAGGGCGTTAATGCTGATGACGTAGTTGGGCGCTCTCCGGCTGAACCTTTCATTGGCGAATATGAAAAACTGAGCAAGCAAATGGGCTGGACCGATCAGCCTAGCGCCGCATCTACTGGCGCGTCTGGACCGTCTCAGGTTGATCCGACTGGCGCAAGCCCGAACCTGTCGCCGGAAGATCGCCAGTTCCTTTCCCAGAATGCCCGCTACATGACGCCTCAGGCTGTGCAGCAGTGGTATAAGGACAAGACTGGTGGACGTGCGACCATCACGGACCAGAACGCCCAAGAGGTTTATGATTACTATGCCAAGGGTGGCCAGCAGGACGCAGTTGTCAATGTAGGTCAGGGTGCTGCTAGTGCTGTAGGTGAGGCACTTGCTACTCCGGTGGGGACTGGAGTTGCCAACTATCTTAATGCTGCTTCTTTCGGCATTCCGCAATTGGCGGCTGGCGATCAGGGCTTTGAGGCTTTGCGCGCTCGCAATCCAGGCTCTGCTCTGGCTGGCGATATCCTTGGCGGCATCACTGGCACGGCTGGGCTGGCTGGTGCTGGCTTGAAGGCTGGCCTATCGGTTCCTCGCGCAGCTACTGGGGCCAATCTTGCTTACGGCACTGCGTTCGGCGCTAATACCAATGAGGACAATCGCCTGCTTGGTGGGCTTGGTGGTGCTGGCGCTGCGCTAGTAGGCGAAGGGCTGGGCCGCTATGTCGCCGCTCCTGCCATTGATGCGCTGGCCCGGTCTAGGGTTGGTCAGGCTGTTGGCGGCATGTTCGGTCGGCAGGCTCCGCGCCGCGTGTCTCGCCCTGAAACATCGCTGGCTGATGAGATCGCTCCTGGCATGAGTGATATTCAGGCTAATTTGCAGGATGCTGTGCGTCTTGGTCTCCCGATGTCGCTGGCTGATGCTTCTCCCGCTGCACGTTCCACGCTTGGGGCTGCTACTCGCCTTGATCCGATGACGCTTGAAACTGTTGGCAAGGGTCTGGCGGAACGTGGTCTTGCGCGGAATGAGCGTGCTGCATCTGCGCTATCCAATCTGGCAGAGCCTGTTGATATGCGGGCAACCACGGATGAAATTTTCCGTGGGGCACAAGATGCGGCTTCTCCGTTCTATGGGCGGGCATACGCCAATCCGGCTATCACTACGCCAGAACTGGAAAGCCTTCTCCAGCGGCCCTCTTTGCAGCAGGCCATGGGTCGAGCGCGCGGAACGATCGCGGAAGAAGGGGGCGATCCTAACACTATTGGCTTTGCTCTCGATGCGCAGGGCAATCCGGTCCTTAATCCGCTTCCTACTGGCCAGATGGCAGAACTTGGTGCGGCCAATACTGCGCTTTCTGAAGCACAAGATGCACTTGCTCGCGGGAACGCATCTCTTGCGGGGAATGTTGATCGCAAGGGTCTGCAGGATGCTGTGGATCAGGCACAGGCGCGGGTTGCCGCTGCTCAATCTGCTGTTGATGCAGCGCCGTCTGCTGAGACGTTGGCGACTGCCCCGGCATACAACTGGAGGGCGCTTGATTATACGAAGCGCGGACTAGATGACGTGTTGGAAGGCCTGCGCGATCCTGTAACCCGTCAGCTTCCTAGTGACTATCAAACTAGGGCAATCCAGAATAGCCGGGTTTCGTTCCGCAACGCATTGGGCGGGCTGAATGATGATTATCGTCAGGGGTTGAACGCTTATTCTGACATCGCTCGCCGTAACGATGATTTGAACGCTGGCTACCGCATGGCTGGGCGTGGCGTGACGGATCGCGACTTTAATGTTGCGCTTGATGCTGCTGGCGATGCTGGGCGTGATTACTTCCAGCGCGGTTACGTCACTAACCTTAGCGACCAGATCAACAGGGCGACCGATAACACGAATGCCTATAATCTGGTTGCTGGCACTCCAGGTCAACGCAACCGCCTTACGTCCATGTTCCCTAATGCTGATGACTTCTTGCGCCAGCGTGACTTGGAAAACCTGATGGGGCAGACCCGGAACGAGGTGCTTGGTGGCTCTGCTACGGCTGGAAGACAGTCTGCCAATGAACGGCTTTCTTCGCCTAACCTTGGATTGCTTGCTGAATTGGGTGTTTCGGCTGCTGCCGGAATGCCACCTGTCTGGGCCATGGCTCACGGCGCACAGCATGGGTTGAGGGGCATGTTTGGTCGCCGCTCTGCCCAGATGACGCAGGAAAATGCCCGCGCTATCGCCCCTATGCTGGCTGAGCAAAATCCTGCTACTGCATCTGCCGCGCTTGATAGTCTGCTTGGCGATGTCGCTGCCCAGCGCCGTTACAATGATCTAATCAAGGCGATTGGTGCGGGTGTGACTGCTCCGGGCCTTACGGGTCTTTACGGCTCTTATTAGAAAGCCAGATGAGATAAGGAGGGATGATGACCGCGCAGATGGCGGACTTAATCAGGATGCCGAGCAGTATCATGCCTTCTTATACCACACTTGCGCAGAATGATGAATATGCTAAAGTGTGCGGGCGGGAACTGAGCACGTCTCCAGCCATCCCTATCCCCCACATAAAGGAATAGAGAATGGCTGTTGGCGATTGGTCCACAAATGCAAATCTGAACATCACTGTCGATGGTATCAACATTGCTGAGGGTTGTCCCGCCGCGAACATAAACGGCGCTATCCGTGCGGTGATGGCCAATGTCCGCGTGATGTATGACGGGCTTCCCGACCTAACTCTATATGTCACAAAGACAGGTGGTTCATTCCTGACTAATCCCACCTTCACCGGGCGTGGTGGCTTTCTGCACAATAGCAATTCAAGCAACACTGGCGGTCAGGTATTTGTCCAAGCGACCGGATCGGGAACGCCTGTTGGTATGGTAAACGGCGATTGGCTGGCAGAATACTGATGACCATTTCCGTCAAAACAGTTTCGGGAATGAGGGCGATCCAAAGGCTGCGCGTCATGCACTTTGGGGAGTTGAGGACTATCCGTTCGCTCAAGGTGATGGATAACGGAAATCTGCGCTTGGTCGGTAACTTCTATGGTGACGTGTCAGTTAATGTCACCCCGTCAATTGTGACTGGAACGTCCACCAACGGAGTTGCAACAACTAGCCCAGCTACAGCGAATGTCACTGGCGGCCTTTATCCGTATACATATCAATGGACGCTCGTTTCGGACACGGTGCCGGGAACGCCCATAGCTGTATCTCCGACGCAGAGGGTGACTACTTTCAGAGGCCAGACTGATGGCGATGCTGTTTTCAAGGTCACGGTAACTGACAGCCTTGGAAGCCAAGGTGAGGCTACGGTAACTGCTAACTTTGTGGACCTGCGATAATGTATCATTTTTACGACACCGTTATCAATGACAAGACTGGCGTTCCTCTGCCGGGTGTCGTTATTCGCGTCACCGATTATTTTGGGGCGACGGTCAGCCTATTCGCAGATAACGGTGGGACGCCGATTGACGTTGTCAGTGGCATTCCAAACGCCGCCGTAACCGACAACAGCGGGATGTTTGATTTTTACGTCGATGCTGGTGTTTACAACCTTTATTTTTATGTTGGCGATGCCCTGCTAAAAGTTCTGCGTGACATATGGTGCGGCATTGGTGGCGGCGGCTCTGGCGGGAATACGATTAAGGTTGAGGACGTGGCCACTGCTGGTCAGACTGACATTCCGCTCCCGACAGAGCCGCTTGTTGACCCATACGTGTATATTGATGGCGTCCTAATTCCGTCTGACAAATATTCTATTTCGGGCCCCCTTCTTACTCTTGTTGACCCTATGGCCAACGGCACCGAATATGTCGTGCTTATCGGGTTTGGGGTTGAGGAGCAATTTGTAGCGCTTCCTAATGTGGTAGGGCTTGAAAGTGAATTGTCCACGCGGCCAACGCAAACGATGCTTGCAGCCTACAACGGCAGTTCTCTAAGTGGCTGGCGACTTCCGGCAACGGGGGCGGTGGACAGGACCGTCTACGATAGATTTGCCGACACTATCCACGCGAAAGATTTTGGCGTCGTGGCTGATGGAAGCGCCGATGATGCGCCAGCTTTAAACCTTGCCGCTGCTCATATGGCTTTGCGTGGAGGCGGCAGGCTGCTTGTCCCGGAAGGGCAGATGCTTTGCAATTCCACCGTTGTTTTCTTTGGCGGCGGTGTTGTTATTGAGGGTGAAGGCTCTCAGGCATCGTGGTTTGTCAATGGCACTAACAACGCGGCCTGTATTCAGATTGGCGATGGCACTAACCATATCAACCGATGCTCTGTTAGGAACGTCCTGTTTGGCCAAAAATCGGGGCTGGCGGCATCTGGTGCCAATTGTGCGATCAAGGCGGTTAATTGCTCAAGCCTTTCCCTAGATAATATCGATATCTTTGAATATCCGAACAAGTTGCAGAATGGCATCATTCTGGAAGATTGCGATGACACGCATATTGGAAGTGTTAGGGCGCAATCGGTTTTTCAGGATGGCTTGAGCCTAACCAGATGCCTTGACACTTATGCGGTTGCCAGTCGATTTAATACTAGCACGAACGGGGTAAAATTCACGGATGCACCCGGCGTGTATTTCACCGGCGTTGCATGTTACGGAAACACCGGAAGTGCGTTCCTTCTCGCTGAGGGGCCGCTTGTCGATAACGTTTACCACTTCTACAACAACTGCATCGGTGACACCTCGGGCTATCACAATTGGGAGGTCCGGCAATGCTCCATAGGTGTATGGGCTGGCTGCTGGGGGTCTACTCAGATTTATACCGGCGCGCATACTGATGCTTGCGGCTGGTGGCTTAGCGGTGGGAGTGTATCTGATATTAGCCTAACTGGCTGCGTCGGGATCACCAACAATGCCCATGGCCTGAATATCGACCTCGCGGCAAAAGTGTATGTCTCAAATTGCATTTTCGGGTCTAGCTATAAGGCTGGGGCAGGAAATGGCAAGTCAGGTGCTGGGTCCGGCATTCTGATTGGCCAATATTGCAACCGGGTGCGGATCATCGGCGGCGGGTGCGAGAATAATGCGTCTTATGGAATTGATGTTGCACTTGGCGCTGACCGTGGGGAAGTTTTTGGCGTTGAGTTGCGGTCAAACGTCCTTGCAAATGTTCGCAACCTAGCCAATGCAACTGAGGCCAAGGTAAAATTCAGCGGATGTGGCGGTTATAACCCTGTCGGCTCCGCTGTGGCTCAGCCATCATTCCCCGCATCTGGCGTCGCCGTCACAAACCTTTCTGGCGTTGATTGCACTGTTTACATTGAGGGCGGGACTGTAAGTAATATCAAGGTCAATGATTTTGGGGTGTTCGCAGGAACGGGCAAGTCCATTTTTCTTCCCTTCGGCGCTAACATAGCGATCGATTACACTGTGTCTCCCGCTTGGCAATGGTATGGGCATTAAGGATTTGTTATGACAGACGAGGAAAAGCGTAAGGCTGCGAAAAAGCTGCGAGAAGGAGGTGGAGAGTTGGAGGCTATAGATGCCTTCAATGAAAGGCTAAAGGCCATAAGGCAGCGAAGCATTCCACCGCAATACAATCCGTCTAAATAGTCTGGACTATATTATGCCTTCAAAAGTTCTCATTGATATTGCCTCTGAGGGTGCTTCTGGCCTGCCAGCGCTTAACCCGTCCGGTGGCTTGAGCAATGTTCAGGAGCAATTAGACGATCGCGCCAGAACCGTCGATCTAATCGCGGTTGAGGCGCGACAGGATGATGTAGAGGATGCTCTGGGCGCAGTCACAGCGCGCCAGGACAACGTGGAGGCTGAGTTGTCCGGCGCGCTCTCCTCCTCCGCTTATCGCCCGACGCCGGAGGACGGAGCGGACCTCCCCATCGGCACATATTTCCTGTCGCCTAATGCGGGCGATGCCGGAGCGGTTTGGGTCTATCAGAGGGTGGCTGGCGCGCCAGGCTATTTGGCCATTAACAGGCAAGAATTCAGCGCCGACCAGATCGCGGACGGCACTGACAAGGTCAGCATGACGGTGGGGGAGCGGGAGACGGTAGAGATGGCCGCCACGCCCAATGTCTATGAGCCGCGCGTCGTGCCCGGTAAAAATGATGACGACACCACTGGAACCATCATCGCCCGCGACGCATCTGGCCGCGCACTCATCCGCGCCGCGCCGGCGAGCCTGATCGGGCGCGTGACCGACACGGAAACCGGCGTCAGCGATCTGGAAACCCTGGTCGGACCGGCTCCGCTGCGGGTTGAAATCTATGAGCCGCGCGTCGTGCCCGGAAAGGCAACGGCTCGACAACCTTTGGTGAAGACGCCGACCGGCAAGGTGCTGCTGTGGGACCGCCCCGGTGAGGTTTCAGAAGCGATCACTGCAATCGACACCCGAATTTCGCGCACACTCGACACCAATGGAATGCCGCTTGCTCCTATATACGGGGAATGGCATTTGCGCCGTAGCCATGCAAAGTTTCAGGCGCTTGCCGCTGGCATCGCTGGCTCGCAAATGTCCATCTACCTGCCCGGTGATAGCTGGATCGATAACATCAACTACAATGGCCGTGTCTTCGCCAATCGCGTTCGCACCGCTTACGGCAACGGTGCTATCGGGTGGGTGGGCCTGCGGACTGACCCGATCAATTCAAACCTGTGGATCACCAGCACTGGCGCATGGACTATTGTCGATGAAACGGCAGCTTCGCCCGATCTCTACGCAGTAACAAGCAGCACGGCTACCAGCGCACGCACGATCAATGGTGGATCGCAGGCACCCATACCGACCGGCGCGCGGTTGCAATGGAAGGGCACCGCCGATGGTGTAATCCGCTACCGAACCGGCTCTGGCACATGGAGCACACTTAACGTTCAGGGTTCCGGTATTCAGCACGCCGATCTGGCCGATCTGCCAACTTCAGCGCCTTGGACCATGACGTTCGAGGTGGTGTCTGGGTCGGTTGATCTGCGCGGCGTCATCTTCGCGGGCACGTCAAGCGGAGTGATTGTTCACAAGGGCGGTAATTCCGGCAGTCACACGAACGATTGGGTTGGGGTAGATCGCGCCGAATACATTGCGGCCATCGCAGAACTGACAATGGACCTCGTTATTCTGCCTTTCGGTGTGAACGATCAGGCCGTCCCGATCTCCCCGGAACAGTTCCTCGCCAACACGCTCGAAATCATTGATCGCATCAGGACGGCTCGGCCTACAACTGGCGGACAGCCGGGGCCTGATTTTCTGGTATCGATCCCGCCAGAGCTTAAAAACCGTCTCGCCAATGGGCGGAGCATGGTCCCCTACTGGACCGAACTGCTTAACGTGGCTGATGAATACCGCTTCGCAGTCGTGGGCCTCCCGCCCGTCTTTGGCCCTGTCCCCGCCGATTATGATGCGTGGATGGATACCGACCTGATCCATCCTGCGCCGACATCGCTCGATCCCCTCACCCTTGCCAGCAACCTGATCACCCGCAGTTGGTGCGAAACCATCGGCGCGTTCAAAGCCATTTAAGGATAGGCACATGACTTACAGCTTTGTTCTTGAAACCGCAGTAGAAGTGGACGGCGCTCCCGAAGACTATGCGGTGCTTGACCCGATCATGGCTGGTCGGACTGGCTTTTTCCGCTACCTTGTCGATACGACCTATGGTCGCAGCTATCCCGGTGGGGCACCAGAGGGGAGGCCTGCGCCCGGTTCGCCTGCCGATGGCGCAATCCTCTATGATAGCTGCAACATCGGCAATGGTCACTTCCGCAAGGGCGCCGGCCAGACCGTCAATTTCCAAGGCGGCGGGTTCGATCTCACCCAACTGACCGTGCGTGGCGGTGGCTACATGGAGGTGCCGGCCAGCGTCAACGCCGACCTTTTCGCCGCTGCGCCGGCCGGATCGGATCACGTAGGCGAAAGTCAGGCATGGGCCGAATGTGCCTATTTCATCATGCCTGACCCGCGCACTTGGGCGGGCATCACTTCATCCGTCGTCTATCCGATCCTGACCAGCGTGGCGGCAGGGTCCAGTTATTACGCCAGCAATGCCGAGCGTGTATGGGTAGGCATCAAGCAGGACGGCACGATCGAGGCGACCTTCCAGCAGGCTATAGGCTCGACCCCCAACACGCATTTCAAGACGATCAGCCTTGGCCTGGTCAACGTGCTGCCTCACGTCGGCCAGATCATGCAGTTGCTCGTCTATCGCAAGCGCGATGGCACCTTC